TTTGCGACAATTTTCCACGGTATACGTATTTCTCCATGTCGAGGCGGTTAGCTTCTTCATATGTAGGAAACGCGCATGGGGCCATGTGGTATATTGCGCTTCGGGCAGCGTCAAGTTTTGGGTAGTGCAGATTCCAGACCTGTCGCGAGTGTTGTGAGAGTTCGTAAACGGCGTCTTGCAACACTAGTGCAGTGAGGGCTGCTTGGCTATCTGTCCGGGTCTTGTTCCAACAAGGCATCTCGAGGATTGTGTCCAGCTCAAGCGGTGCTCGATGTCGCGCTTGATCGGCGTCCCAACGAAACTTCCGCTTGAGGAAAGCGACGTCCTCAAGATATCTGTGGGAAACCATCTCTCCTGTTTTGGCCTCATCCGTGTACGTCATTCCAAATGTCGCGTACATCTCAGCCTGCGTGATCTGGTTGAACCACGGGAGGATCTCGTCGCTGATGTTTGTGACATCGTCATCGCCGTAGTTGTTATGATTGACATGCTCCTCAAAAGCTGCCATCGAACAATACTGGGGTGCATACTTCTCTGCACAAAGCAGAAAAACAACACGCACCACAATGCTGTGGACGACAGAATTAAGAAGTGAGGTGAAGGGACATCCAGATGGTTGACCATGAGTCCACACGTACACGTCCTTACCCGAGACGTGGATGGAATTCACGATCTCGAGCCAGAGCAACGTACGAATCTCCATGTCTTCCGGACCACTTGGTACCTTGGCGTAGAAATCTTCAACTACGTCCAACGTGGCCCAGATTACAGATGCGGGGAGGGATCCGTCATAGTTGGTGAAATCACCTGCCACGACGGCCCTTCCCTTCCGCTGTAACCTCCGTGCCAGCAGTTCCCAATCCATGGAGTATACGTTAAGCCCAACACAGCTCTCAACATCGGTATGGTTCCTCGCCATGTGGGCGGCAAAACCGTCGAAATACTGACGAAGAATGATGGTTTGCACCATCTCTCCGGCAGAAAACAACCGCGTTTTGCCTTGATCCACCTTCGCAATGGGGCGAAGCTCGTCCTTCAAGGTATCTGTCCAGAATTTGCCTAGGCGTTCACCTCGCCGCAGCCTCGCCATGCCGTCATTATACGCGATGACCAGCTCCGGGTGATTGAAGATATACTCGTCTTCACCCAACCAGCGTGTCTTACCCTTTCCGAGTTTCTTCCAGCCATAACCTGGCGAAGTCGCGCGGTTGATGGGTGGATAACAGTCATCACCAGCAATACCAGTAATTGCTTCTTCAAACGTCAACACACGACAGTCGGTGAGTCGAACACGAGAATTGATCTTTTGCTTCACGTTATTAACTGCTTCCTCCAAGAACTGTGGGTGCACTCGCATGTTAGGTCCAGCTGCCTTTGCCATCGCCATCATTCTCGGGTCAATCACCATGTCACCTTGCTTGAAGGGTGCCAGATGGGCTGGCTTCTTCTTCACAGGACCACAGATGTCATACACCGGGGACTTCCTGATGGTCGTTCGGGTGTTCTCGAAAACGGGACTCTCAACCTGCCCGACGTACATAAAACCCTCCGGGATCTTCGTCACTAGGGTGATCTCACCGTCTTCAACCTGGATTCCTCCTGAGACCACGCCCGGAACTGTACCGTCGAACAACGATGCTCGGTGTTTCAGCATCGGGCGGATACCACTCAGGAGAGCCTCAATCACCCCAGAGTGCAGCGCAACGGCGGCGCCCGTGAAGTGTTCACCATCAAATCCGGCCATATGCATCGCACAGATCTTGTTCTGCATCGCGGGATCGAACGCAATTATCAGGGCTCCGCAATCTCCGTTAACGGTCTCAAAACCATGAAGATAAAAATCCCGAATCTGGAGTACATTCCCCTTTTCCTGCAAGTCGAAGAACCTCGATTGTTGAGCAACCATCAGGTTCGAATCGTAGTATCGTAGGATAGGACGCCCGTTACGCATCTCGCACCACACCATCGACGCCTTTGGGACGTTAGTGTGCCTGGCGAAATCTTCTGGTGTCATGAAGTAACGGACGATGCTAGAATGGACTGGAAACATGGTTGGCAGTTCGAAAACAGCGGCGTCGCGCTTCCCCATCTTCAGGTCTTCATCTGGAATGTGATAGGTTACAAGATCTTCCCGCTTCATCACGTATAGTTTCTTCGTGAAGCTCACTAGCCCCACGTAATCCATAAGTGACGATACGATGTGGCGGTTGGTAATGCCAACACGACCCTGCAGAATTGTACACGTTCCAAGTCGTACGAGCGTATCAGGGTCAGGACCTGTCATGATGCCATAGATGTTCTTGACAACACGATTCCTGACCTCATTGGCATTCTGGTCTGAGACTGACTGCACCGGTCCAGAAGCCCGTTCCTCCTCAAACAACACGTGCTTTTCAACACGTCCCGTCCGATCCGAACGAGCCTGGCCCGCCTGGTATGTCTCCACGCGACCCGTCTGCTGTGATCGGGCCGCACCTGAGTTGTACGCTTCTTGTTTACCTGCACGCCTCTCACCCACAGTCTCTCCTGTATCAGTGATGATATTGTCCTCACTGAACGAGAAGAGGCCGTAAGCTGTCTGGCCTGTTCGTTCCATCTCTGCAGCTTCTCCGTGCATTACTGTTACCTTTGTCATATCGACAACCTCAGCGTCACCATGAATGACGAAGCGTTCGTCGTTTCGAAAATGTTCGGTGATCTTGGGGTCGTCGAACGCAGATGTTCGTGCGTGCCAAACTCCTCCGTCATCCTTCCAAACAGCTACCTCAGCCACTCCTGTGGGGGTCCCAGCGAAGAAGTTACCGACTCCGCTGATTGCTCCTGTGATGGTATTGGAGATTGCCGTGTTGATTCTGGTGAGTGTTCGGAACAACCACTTGAAAGCCATGATCAGAAGGGTACTAAGCACGCCAAGATTGATGCACCAGATCCAAAACTTCATGTAACTTCTCCACGTCTGTTGTTCCTCAGGCTTTTCTGGTCGTCCGACACGGATACCCGCTGTGTAGATAGTGTAGTTGATTGCAAGATCTCGCAGCTGGGTGGAACATGTCTCGGTAAAACTCGGGTCCCTATGATGACACTCAACGCAGATTCGGAACTGTCCTTCACGAGTCATATCTAAAAGGTCCAGCTCCGACTCTACCGCGAGCTCATCCAAACCCTCCATCTTGCCAACAAACACGCCCACGCACGATGAAACGGCGCGGTGTTCATGACCAGGGGAGACTTGAATACACCTTGAAGAGAGCAACATATCCGTGTAGAGCTTCACAACCTCTGTGTCAGGACGATAGAATCTCTCCATGCAGGTGTTCCGCAACTCCTGGGCGGGGTAGTTCTTCACCCACTGAGACATAGCCAGATGCAGTGGAATGTGTCTCATTCCATTACCTAGAGGCCACCTCCAGTTTTTCCCTGTCGACATGTACGCAGGTCGTGTCGTCTCTTCAACGTATCGCAGGAAGATCTCGTCGCTGGAAACCTCGGCCACTCCTGTAGCTTGGGCAACCTTGCGGGCGAAATAATCACGACGATCTTGAATGACTTCACCTCCTACGGCTTGGTTCTTCTTGACAGTATCTACGCAGATCGCAGACATCTCGTCGAACGTCAGATCCCTCTTAACCTCCCGCCATACTGTGCCTTCCAACGTAAGTTGGTCGAATAGCATGCAGGTGCGAAATGCTTCAGGATCATTCTCGAGATGTGCCACCACCTTCGCAGAATCCAACGACTTGCAACGGGTACCGTAGACGTCCACCTCTTTCATGAATTCGGGTCGTACCTTCTGGCGAAACCTGAGTTTCACTCGACTATAGATGGCTTCAGGGTTGGTCAAAGAGTCGAAGCTGAACGTGTCCCTGTTTGAGGTCCAGATGATAACCTGGGCTTCGAAAACTGCACTCGCCTTGCCAGAGAGATCCGCCATCAGAGGGCGATACGGAACTCCGTTAGTATGGCGAATCGTCTCCAAAACTTCAGGGTTAGGGTTCGTGATTGTGTCCTTGGCAGCACCAAAGTCGTCACACACCAAGATCTTCGTACCATTTCTGTAACCGTCATAGTACGCGTTCAGGGGGTTTCGATAGTAGACCAGGTTATGCAGGTCCTTCACGTCCCGACTTCCCATAGCCACCAACAGATCGGTGTTCAAGTAATCCAACATGTTTGACTTTCCTACTCCAGTGTCTCCAATGAAGTGGATAAGCACAGGAGGAATACGCGGTCGGAGTTCCCCCATTGCGGCATTAGCGGCCGCCGCACGTAGCTGAGCCACGTACAGAGACCACTTTCTGAACCGTTCTGTCTGTGAGTAGGGCACTCGTTTAGCATCAAGAACCTGCTGAAGTCCATCGGCTTGGTCGCAAAGACGTTCG